TATCGATAAAGATGAATTTATATTCGCCGTCTGTGGTATAACTTGTAATTCTTCTATATTGCCCAACACCAACACCAGTAATAATTTTAATGATGCAGCCTGTATAAAAATCATTTGTAGCGGAAGCATCACCTGACGCTATTCTGTATTTTAATGGAAGACCGCCATATCTAACGTCAGCAGTCGTGAAAGAACCGGAAAGATAGTTATTGTAGAATAACCCACCAGTTTCAATCTTAATTACATCGATTGCACCAGAAATTGCATTAGACGTTACGTTTGCATCGACAACGATAGGCATATAAAGAGAAGTAGAAAACTTATTGAAAGTAGTAGCATCTACTTTGTACATGTACTTCCAGATATAACCATCAGCGGTTTCATATATGACATCATCTGCACCGGTGGCGCTGAAGAGAGGTTGACTTGTTGCTGGTTTATCATTGTTATTGAAGAGACATTTATAAATGTAATATGTACCGCCTTCTGGAGATACAGCAAAAAACTGTTTATCTTCTAAAGCGCCGTCTTGACTATCGTACATGTCATATGTAGTGCCAGTAGTCCAATTAAAACGATGGGCCATTACAGCAACGTCAGAAGTGGTGATCTTTTTGGCAAATACCATTTCATCATATACAGTAGTATTCAAACTCTGAACACTACCATTAGGAGCATCAATAACATTATCGCCTAAGCTATATTGAGTAGGCTTACCGCCGAAAACGTAATAGATCGTATTAGCAGGTTCATTAATAGATTCTATGAACTGCTTTACGTTGTGCAGTCTAAAATAACTCGTAATTAACTTATTATTTGCCATCTTACTCTCTTTTATAGAATATTAGTAATGCCATGACCAACTTCATTTGGCAATGGACTCTGTAAATTCACTATGTTAGAACCATTTGCCGTAGTAGATAATTTAAATCCAGTAGAATTAGCATATGCAACATAATAAGAAGTGCAATTAGCTAATCCAGTTATAACCGTATTTCCAGTATCAACATCATAAACAACCACATCAGTATTTCCTAATAATAGAACGCTGTTATTTCCATTAGGTAATCTAATAAAATCAATGGATACATCTACATTAGATGTAGGATTAAATGAAGTTCTCAATTCAATAGATTTACTTGCGGTTATTGGTATCGAAATATTACTTTCTACTTCTGTTGCTGGGAACATCTTAGTACCAGCAACATGAAGAACCTTCTTAAGCATTTCTGAATACCGCTCATAAGGCACTCTACTCACTAATTCATAAGAATAATCTTGATAAAAATCACCATCATGTATATATTTATCTTGACTTAAAAAACCTTTTGTATATTGATAGAAACCTTCGCCTTTGCCCTGACGCTCTACGACTGCTTTTACTAATCCTACCGTAGCTTCGGGATCATTTTCTCGTGCAAAAGATGATATATCAAATCGTTCATATCCATAACCAGAATCAAATACTATCAAAGAACCAACTGCGCCATTTGCAGTAACAACGTTTGCAGATACTTCAGCATTTAGTCCAGAGAAAGTTTTATCTTTACCTGCTACAGTAATCATTGATATAAACGAAGATGTTTCACCTTTTGCATATGAATTGGCATATTCTGGAATTTCACCAAACATAGAAGTTCTTGTAACTTGTAATGTATTTTCATCAATAATAGACTTAATTAAACCAAGTTTAGAATAACTTCCATTCTGAATATAATGACCAACTTGCGATGTTGCTGTCGGAGTGAGCACGATGGCAGATCCATTTGCGGTGGTCGATAGTTTTAATCCGCTTGTATTTGACTGTACAACATAATAATTAAAATTGTTAGCAAGACCGCCAATTACCGTATTACCATTATCAACACTGTATGTTACAATAGTGCCATTAGCCCAAATATTATTTGTAATACTAATAAAACTGCTAGATATATCATTTTTACCATCAAAAGCTTTTCGTGAAATGAATAGTAAATTTTCACCTTCTAAGAAACTCGCCGTACTTTCTCTTGTAGTAAGTATATAATCGTGTTTTTTATATCCATAAACTACTGGTTCTAATATAGTTACTAATGGATCTAAGTTATAATCTTGACCAGGATTAGTTTGACTAATCAAACTTATAGAACCAATAGTGAAATCATCAATAGCTAATAAACTTTGCAAAGTACCAGACGATAAATTGGCAGCGGGATTAGCTGGAAATCCGTATGCATTTGATCCTGAAAGAGCTGTATTACTGCTGCCATCAATAACAATATTTAAATAATCGGCGCCATACACGTTATTGCTATAAAGAAAATCTGAATTCAAAGAAACAGTTTCTTCATCGTCAAGGCTTGCAATTTGAAATGATGCTAAACTACCTTGACCTGCTGCTGTAAGATATGCAGTAGTATTTGATGTTTTACCATATAAAAATAGACCATTATTATAGTCTATTGCACTACCTAAAACAGGAGTAAAGAAGGCGCCATATCCTCCAGATACTACAGCAGTAAACGAGTGACCATTTTCAGTAGCGCCAGCAGTAATATTAATTACATTTCCTTTTGGAGCAGTAGAAACAGTTATACCTAAAGAATTCGCTGTTCTTACATAGTATTTTGTATTATTGACTAATCCGCTTAATGCGGTGTTTGATGCCGTAACTTTATACTGCACATATTGAGCATTTACAAAATTATGATTAGATATTGTTATAAAATCTGTGGTATTAGAAACATCTGTATTTGCATTGAAAAAATACTGATTTGCACTATTTGCGATCGTAGCACTAGGTGTAGTTAAATAACCTGTCCCTGGACGCACAATTGTAACAGCAGATATATTACCACCAGCAGTAGTGGTTACTCTTGCATATGTGCCATAACCAGAAGTAGACGTAAAACTTAATACATCTCCATTCGAATAATTTGCTCCGTTTGCAGTAATTGTAACAGAAGCAACAGAAGTCGTAGAACTATCATTGATGCCGATATATGTAGAATATGAACTTAGAAGTGCATTAGCAGAAGAAGCTCTGCCACGTATTCTTTGATTAGATAAGAACGCGCCTTGAGTATTTGAAATTTCTACGACAAGATTAGAGCCAGCTCTAGATACAGTTTGCACTGTAGCATTTGCCCATTCGACGGTAGAATTAGACTGATATACTTGTTCGCCTTTTGTTACTAAAACCCCGTTTTGTATATCTGAAAGTATTAAACTATTATTTGTAGTAAATGCAACAATATTTGCAGTAGCAGTTTTATCAGTATAAGTTACAGTATTTGCATAGATCGTATTATCTGAATTGTAGAATCGGGCATTTGACTGTAGATTACCGGAAACAACAGAAACGTATAAATTTCCTGTAGTCGTATCAGTATTGGATATAGAAATAGTTACTATTTGACCATATCCGGAAAGAGTATTGTTGGCATAATAGTTATAGATAAAATCATTTGCCTGAAATGTTCCAGACATTCCTTGAAAATCAATATTAGCTTTAGGCTGAACAAACGTTTCAAACTGAATGAAAGGATTAATCAAAGCTCCATTTGAAACTATAACATTATTGACTTGTAACGTTTTCTCTGCAATTATGATTTTTGGAGAAGTCGTGTATCCCCAACCGCCTTCTAATAGTTTAAATTGTACTTGACCAGTCGTGTTATAAACAGAAGATACGTATGCCTTTCCATTCATACCAGTATTTGATGTAAGAGTGACTATATCTCCTACAACATAATCTGAGGCACCGGCAATAATTTCTAATTCATTCAATGATCCGGTAATGACAGGAGTATTTCGTGGATCAGTTGTACCAGTATGAATTACCTTTTCGCCGTACTTAAAGTTGCCTTTTAAATTGCTCAAGAAAAATACGTGAATATTTTTAGAAATTCTAACCTTATTTCCATTAATATCAGTTTGATCATTGATCTTTTTCTTTACAGAATAATTTTCAACGAAAGCTGTGGCACCGCTATTTACACCAGTAATTTGTCTCCCCTCAAATGCAGCGTTATATGGAGTCTCAGTAACCTCAATATAGAGTGGAATTTTCCATGTGTTATCGGAAAGTTTAAAAACATCATCGCCAGGATAACGAACAGAAGCTGGTTGGGCATAGACTAATTTAAAGAAAAGATCTATAGAACGTTCTGTACCTTTAGATCTATAAAAATCCAACGCATTCTTTATGAAAAGTCGTTTATTTGTAGCTGTATCAAACTGAATATTCTTAAGAGTTTCTTCTTTAAAATAGATTAGAAAATTATCTACTGTTTGATCCACATCACGATATTCTAATAGTCTTCTTGAGTGATAAAGTGTATTGTTTGCTTGTTCCAACCATTCATAGTAAGCTTTTACAAACGTTACAAAAACTTGTCCATCTTCTCTATAAAAGGAAGGGAACTGTGACTCAATAAGGGGAGAAATGTAAGTGACGATATCTTTCACTTATTATTCCCTCTCAGAAATAATGTTGATACGGACATCTTCAGCTTTGATTGTTAAGAGAGTTCTCAACAAAGAAGATATATCTTTTCGCTTTGTACGGGCGTAAATTTTGATTCCAGTGCCAGAATATGAGGTTACGTTTAATTTTCTGAGTTGTACTTTTCCAGTGTTGTAATCAATAGATCCTACATTTTCAACTACAACATGATTATTCCCTTCTAATGTAACAATTCTAATTACACCATTACCGTCATCTTCTAGAAAAACTATTTTATTTTTAGTTACAAAATTAGTGGATTCTATTGATGATATGTAATTACTAGGATGCTGTGTCGCAAGTGCTGCAAAATTATTTTCAATCGATTGAGCAAAATCAATATCATAGTTCGTATCAGCGTTTAATGTAGGAGTTATTAACCTTATAGGTCTCACGATAGTATCATTACTTAGAATGCTTCTATCTGCAGCATCTATAGCCTTAACAAAATTACTATAGCGTAAAGTTTTATTGAAGTCATCAAGATAAGTGCTATTGAATGCAATTATTGCAGTTAAGACTTCTTGCTTAATTGATTCGCTATTTAATGACGTAACATTTAAGTTATAACGAACGGTAGACGTGACATCTACATACATGAAATCTGGATCGATAAACACAGGATCAATTGAAAGAGAAGATCTTGGTTTGATAAAATTGTAATATTGTTGCTTTCGAATATCAGGAACACCATCTACATTCTTAAGATCTACTGCAATAAATACTTTTCCATATATTGCAGGAATAGCTTCTTCTCCGCCATACACTGATACAGCATTGATTTCGGGGAAATTTAAAAGAAGAAGGTTTCTATAGTCTTCAGCAGTCACCGCTCTTTCTTGAGTAGTAAAATATCTTGGAGCATTAAACTTAACTGACTCAATTGATTCGTGAATAGCGCCCTGAGCTGCTGCAGATACCGTAGAAACAGCTACGTTTGAAAATCCTCCAATAGTGCCATCAGATGTAAACTTAAACGCACCATTTGGAAGTTCACCTTTACAAATACGATATTCACACACAACTATTGAGTTATCTTTTGGTTTTCTTCCAAGAACACCATCGCCAAAAAGAATTTCATACTTATCGTTTTCTGCACCCTGAACGAAAAATATCTGAGAATTAGCTTGCTTATCAAACAAAGAAGTTGCTCTTAAGTATGATAAAATTTCGGCGCCGTTATCTTCAATAACAGTAACAGTTAGAGAATCTGTGTCTATAGTAGGATTAGAAAGAACAAATCTTTGTCTAGTATCTACATTATTTACAGTAAATGTATCATTTACATATTGACCTTCATAGATTACGATTTGATCGGAAACAAACGTGCTATTAGCTCCGGAAAATACTATGTTTTGATCAGTCGTAAAAGTAAATGTATTAGAGCCAATTCGTGTATTGAATGGCGTGCCTTTAGGCATAGTTATAGTGGCAGTATTACCAGTAGTTTGAACTGTTAAAATAACAGATGCACGAGCTGATTTGAATGATCTTGGTGTATAATTAAGTTCTTTTGCTCGAGAAATAACACTCTCGCGTAACTGAGCACTATCTAAGAACATTTCGTTGCCAATCATGTTCAAATAAAACGTATTCATATATGAATTATATGAAAGCACGTCAAGCAATACGTTGATATTGCTTCCTTCAAAATCATAATCCTTAAAAACATCCTGTGTTTTAAGATAAGTTTTAAAACTCTCTTTAAGAGAAGTAAAGTCTAAGTTTACTAAGTTTATACTTGTGTTTGTAGCCATTATCTTACTCTAATTAGAGGTATATTTATCGTTATCGGATTAATGATCGTAGTAGTATAAAAAATTATAGTCACTACGTATCCATTCTGTTCTGGGTATCCCGTCACTATTACATCTATAAGTTTAGCTCTGGGTTCATGATTTTCTATAGT